GAGTTCAGACGTGTGCTCTTCCGATCTATAGAAGCTACGGGGACACGCAGAGGGCACGCAGAGATGTACGCCTCGCCGCTGTCCCCTAGCCGAGCTCGTTCGGCCAGACCGCCCAAGAGGGCATCGTCTCTGTACCAACTGCGATATCAGCCGGAATCGTGCTGTCACTCTTCATCAGGTCAGAGACCGTCACGAAGGTATAGCCCGCATTGTGGAGCGTGTCTATGATTTTCGGGAGTGCCTCGACATCCTCATCGCGGTTGCCACCACCATCGTGCATCAGGATGATGTCACCTGAGCGGATATTGTCGGTTGCATTCGAGACGATCTTCTCGATGCCGGGCTTGCGCCAGTCCTCGGAGTCCTTGCTCCAGATGACAGAGACCGAAGCCACCCCGCCGCTTTCGATCCAGCAATCGCCGGTGAAAGCACCATAGGGAGGACGGAACATCGAGGTCGTGACGCCGGTGGCAGAGACGATGGAATCGAATGCCTTGGTGAGCTCGCTCTTGATTGTATCAGCATCCTGCTTCGGCAGGTTCATGTGCGAATAGGTATGGCTTGCCAGCTCGCAGCCAGCATCGACGATAGCCTGGGCATCAGAGGGGTCCTCATCGACCTTCTGGCCGAGGTTGAAGAAGGTCGCTGTCGCACCATGGTCCTTCAGGATCTGGAGATACTGCTGCGTATATTTGCTCGGCCCGTCATCGAAGGTGAGGGCGACCAGCTTCTGTCCATCAGACGGCGTGATGTTCGTCTTCGCTATGACCGTATCCTGGCCCTGCTGTTCGATCTGTTCGTCGACAGTCTCGCCTGACTGGACGCCACGCTTGACCTTCTTGACGGTCGGCGTGCCCCACTGCGAGACATAGGATATGGCGCCTGCATTCCCGTCGAAGACAAGCTTCGGTGCGACCGTGACCTCCTCCTCTTGGGTATCCTCGGTCTTGTCTTCGCCGTTCTTGATGGACACCTGCCCATCGCCCTGGATGCGGTACGCAAAACCCCTGTCGTAGCCCAAGTCTGCTCCATTGACCTCGACGTCGTAGGGATCACCCTGGCCCTGCTCCAGCGTGTGGCCCGTGACACTGAGGAGGTTGCCGGCATTCACGGCGATATCGTCAGACTGGACAATCCGGTCGATGGTCGTGCCGATGGGGACCTGCTGTCGGGTGCCGTTGACTTCGATATCCACGACACACATCCGTGTCCAGGCAAAGGTGCAGACGCCGAAGGCGACGGCGATCAGGAGCAATGTCCCGAAGACGCGGTTCGCTCCTCCTGGGCCAGGCATCTGCTGGCGTGCGCGCTGCGGCGTCAAACGCGGCACATAGCCTTCGCCCGTCCCGATTGGGTGAGCTTCTCCTCACGCCTCGTCATCTCTCTGCTCTCCTCAGGCTGCCGGTCCCTCTCGGCATGATGCGGAGCCTCTTCAGGCCGCGATCCCATCGGTACCTTTCCGTGGTTCCTGCCTTCTTCGCTATGCTGCGCTTTGTATCTTCTGTCTGCCATGCTCTGCGCTTACTTCGATGAAATCTCGCTGCGGCAGCGGAATGTCTGTTTGTGATGTGATGATGAATATCTGGTTGGGCCAGGCCAGACGCGTTGGGCGCCAGCCTTTCGTCGTGCTGCTGCCTCGGTCTGGGCAGAAGGCCTACCCACCGCACAGCTCATCTCCGATTGCGGTGGCATCCTATTATGGTTGCCTCTCGCCTGGACTCAACAGCTATTCACGGAATGCTTTAGTATTTTCCAAGAGTATAGAAGCGTGTGGATAGAGAGTGCGCATCCTGGCACTTGATGCTACCATGGTCCTGCCAAACATAGATTTGCCCAAGTGGCCATCTGGTCCTATGTTTGGCGACATTCCTGGCTGGATGGCCGCTTGGCCGGACAGGAATCCGCCATGGTTGCCATCAACCCGTATCTGGGCATGGTGTCGTCCCTTGACGCTGACGCCTTCGACGCCCTCTGCTCCGCCGTCGCCGAACGCAAGTGCAGGGACCTTATCGGAGCGGGAACGCTCGACGAGGCTGCCGCGCTGTGAAGGCAGCACCCGAGCTGCCCTTCTTGCGGTTTTCCCGACTGCTGGCAAAACGGGAAGACTCCCGCCGGCCACAAGAGGTGGCTGTGCCCGGAATGCGGGTCGCAGTTCTCCGCGCTCACGGGAACCGTTCTCGAATACGGCAAGAAGGAGCCCCCGACCTGGGAGCGCTTCATCACGTGCATGTGCTACAACGCCCCCATAGACCTCATCGCCGAGGTGTGCGAGATCACGCACAAGACCGCCTTCGAGTGGCGCCACCGCGTCTTCGCCACGGTCGACGGCTGCCAGGACCGGCTCGTGCTGAGCGGCCGAATCTGGATCGACGAGCTCTACCTCACGGACTCCGACATCGTCAGGAGCGCCGACTTCGTGCAGAAGCGCGGGCTGTCCAAGAACAAGATCTGCATCGCGTTCGCAATCGACGCATTCAAGAACGTCGTCGCCGTGATCTGCGGCCACGGGAAGCCGTCCTCGAAGCGGATCAAAGACGCGCTGCTCTCGTACATAGCACCAGGCTCGGTGATCGTGCACGACAAAGAGAGGTCGCATCCGACGCTCGTGAATGCTGCCAAGTGCACTGACGAGTCCTACAAGGCCGACGCCACCGACCCTGCGTACCTGGAAGCAATGGAGCTCGTGAACAACCTGTGCTTGTGGCTCAGGCGCTACCTCTTTCGCTTTCCCGGCATGAAGAAGGGCAACCTGCAGTCTTACCTGAACTGGTTCGTTTACCTCTTCCGCGTGCGCAGGGACGAGGAGAAATGGCCGAAAAACCGCAAGGGTCCTTCGCCATTTGCTCATGTCTGATGCGCATTTTCGTAGTTGACGGCTTCATCCTTATCCACACGCTTCTATACTCTCGGAATTCAGGATATTCCGGTCTGGTACGGTTTCTTGGCAACAAAAAAGCAGGCCACTCGGGGTAAACACCCCTTGCGACCTGCGGTTCTTCTGGTCGGGTGGACTGGATTCGAACCAGCGACCCCTTGACCCCCAGTCATGAAGAGCATTCTCAAACAAGCTGTCTACCTGCTGATATGTCCACAATACGTTCAGGATTTGACTTGTATCGTTCCTCAGTGTTTCTGAGTGTTGCAGGTGCTTGCAGTATAAAAAATATTATTAAATGACTTCTTCGCCACTACGACGATAATGACCGTCAGCGCAAATGGGAGCACCGCTGCGCACAGCAGTACCCCCACGATGTCGGCTACGAACCAGCGCGCGTCATTTCTCATAACAGCTCGTTCACGCGCTTCTGAACGGCGGCGTAGTCATATCCGGCCGCCTGCAGGCGTTGCTTGCGCTGCGGGTTGTTCCCCCACTTTCCGGCGATGACCTCGCGGGCGATGGTGTCGACGGACTTGCGGCCGCCGTTGTTGACGAGTGCCTGCACGGAGTCATAGCGATCGCCGAGGAGGCGCTTCCTGGTGTCCCCGTTTCCGAACTTCCCGGCAAGTACGTCGTTCGCGAGGTCGGGTGTGCTTGCAGTGGCGGCTCGGTTGATGAGGGCCTGGACCTCGTCGTATCGGGCACCGAGGCGACTCTTGCGCTCGTCTCCGTTGCCGTAGTCCCCATTCAGCGTCGCGACGGCGAGGTCGAGCGTCGATCCCTGCGGTGACGATACCTGCTGCGGAGCGGCCGGTGCGGGGGCTCCCGCTCCCGGATTCGCGTACTTGCCCCAGGCGCCCGCGTCCATGTAGGCGATGTTCTTGTCGAGCCCATTGCTCGACGAGTACTGATGGATCGCGGGGCTTCCCCATGCGCCCCAGTTGTACTTCGCGGTACCGGGGTTTTCGTAGGATGACCCGGAGGGATATCCGGCTCCCCACAGGCCGTAGTCCTTCGAGACCTCTGACCAGTCGTACTCGTGGGTAACGGACGCGGACATGTAGATTAGAGGCCTGACGCCGGTGAGCTCGTAGACCTTGTCAAGCCATTGCTTGGCGTAGGAAGGTCCCCACTTTATGACGGCCCCACCATATGTGCTGTCCTCCCAGTCGAGGACCGGAATTCCCGACTTGAAGTATCCCCTGCAGTTGTCGACGAAGTACTGCGCCTGTGCGGACATGCTCGACTTTGCGGGAGAGTTGGCAAAATGGTAGAAGCCCCAAAGGATTCCTGAGCTCTTGCACTGCTGGACGAATCCGTCGCAGGACTTGTCGACGAATCTGGTCCCATCCGTCGCCTTCATGATCGCGAACTTAGCACCCGTGCCGGCGATGTTGAGCCCTGACTGGTAGTTGCTGATGTCGATGCCAAACATGCTCATGGTCCACTCCTATCCCTTGCGCGGCTCGTCATAACCCATGGCCTGCCCGGAGTCGCCGACCCCGTCAGTGGTCGGGTCGACGACCACTCCCAGGATCGCGAGGACGGCGAAGGCCGCATTGACGACGGCGACGAGCTCCTGGGACACGCTCGTGTAGTCCCATGTCACGCCAAAGCAGGCCAGCACAGACTGCACGAGGATCAGCGCGGCCGGCACGATTGACACCCAGAAGCTCTTGTTCTTTACACGTACACGCCAGTTAATCATCCGTTCCTCCAGCCTTGATTTCCCTTATCTCTTGCTCGTTGAGCTTCTCTCGCTCCTCGAGCCTGAAAACCCTCTCGATGACGCCGTTGTGACGCTGCACGCGCTCCGAGAGCGTCTCGACCTTCTCGTCGAGGACGGCGAGCTTGGTGTCTATGTCGGAGAGCTTCCTCGCCACATCGCCATCCTTCGCGTCCTTGTCCTTTGAGAGCGTGTGGGACGTCGCGACGATGGCGATGACGCAGCTCGCTGCCGATATCAGAGCCGTGACGACCCACGGCTCGATGGCCACTAGGACTCCTCCACAGAATCATTGCCGTCTTCTGATGCGCTGGAGACGATGTTCTGGTACTCATCCGATGTGATGCGACCCTTGTCGCGTACGTTGCCAAGCATCTCGTCGGTCCAGCGTCCGGACAAGTAGTTGCGACGAGCCATCTCGTACCACTTGCTATGCGTCATGTCCCACCTCCTCGTCGGAGTTGACGTCGTCGCCTTCCGGCATGTCGACGTCCGCCATGCATGCGACGTAGTCGATGAGGCCGTCCTGCTTCGCCTGCTGAGCCTCGAAGCGCTCCATGGCACGGCTCACGGCAGGGTCATCCACGTGCCTGATCTCCATCAGATCCTCCAAAGTCCGTCGTAGTACCTTTCCATCTGCAGGGCACAGCCGTCGCCCGTGCACTCGCGCCGCGCGTAGCCTATCCAGCTCGCGGCCGCCATGTCGCACGTCTCGCGCGGCAACTCTCCACGCGTGGCCTTGGATACCATGCGGGCGAGCCTGCGCCGCTCCTCGCGCACCTTCTCGGGCCTCATGCGCCTGATGACGCGGCCAGACTCCGTGAGCTGGAAGGTGAGCCCCAGGAACGGTATGCGCTGCCCGAGCTGAATGACGCGCGTCTTGCGCGCGTTGAGCTCCAGGCCGCGGGTGCCTAGCCAGCGTGAGATCTCGGCGCGCCACACCGCGAGCTGGCTGCGTTCACCGATGAGCAGCATGTCGTCCATGTACCTCACGTAGCAGCGCACGCCGAGCCCCTCCTTTATGAGGTGGTCGAGCGGGTCCAGGGTGCAGATCCCGACGAGCTGCACGAGCTGGGATCCAGGTGCGAAGCCGATCTCACCGGCATACTGGGTCGTTAGGATCTCTTCCACCCTGCGGTACGACTCTCTGCAGAGCTTGCGCTCGAACGGGGCGAGCGCCACGTCGTGGCGGAGGTGCGCGTAGTATCCATGGACGTCGAGCTCCATGACGGCTCCGTCCAGGCCGTGGTGGTGCCACCACCTCCTGAGGTCGCGGTCGACGAGGTCACGCGCGAAGTCCGTCCCCTTTCCCTCCTGGCAGGCGCAGTTCTCGCGCACGAGACTCCTGGTCATCACCGGGTATATGGCGTTGTCCACGAGGCTTCGCTGGTAGACGCGGTCGCGTATGCCGATCGAGACGATCTCGCGCCGCTTCGGGTGCGTGATCGAGAAGTGCCTTGGCGGTGACGGGCGGTAAGAGCCGTCCCTGAGCGACCGGGAGAGGCGCACGCACCTCTCCCATCCGTCGAGCGACCATGCGGACACGCTCGCCTTCCACATGGTCCCGCGCTGGCAGGCGATGAGCGCCTCGTGGAGCCCCTCCGGTGACAGCGCGTATTCAAGCATGTCCTCGCCGCTGATAGGTCCCATGGCCCGCAGGCCGGTGCCGTCGGCGGGGCTCGTTTCCCCGATGCGTCCCATCGGGCGGGGTATCGGCTCCCTGCGGGGGCTCTCGCACGCTTCGCTTCCCATGCTTGCCCTTCCCAGTCGGGGGCGGCGCACACGCCGGCATTGTTCGCGTTCGTGTTGTTGACGTTGCCGCTCGAGTTCACGTATCCGACGTTGTTCGAGTTGTTCACCCAGCGGTTGGCCGAGCGCAGCCAAACGTTGCGCGCCTGTGCAGCCTAGCCCCGAGGCGAGAGGCGGTTCCTGTCCGCCTCGTGCCATCTCTTTATCAGGTCCTTCGTGTCGGTCGCAAGCTCAGACCACTTTGCGAGCTTGGGTCGCGACTTTGGGAAGACCTCGTACATCATCTGCATCTCGAACAGGAGCTCGTCGCAGTCCAAGATGGCGTCGCTCTGCAGCCGCAGCCTCTCGGCGGGAGCCCAGTCAGGGCATCCCCTTCCGACGTAGGTTCCGTTGGCGCGCCATACCTTCCTGGCGCAGTCCCATGCGGCGCCCATGATGCGGTTGGTGATCGCCTTGTACCGTCCCGGGAAGGTCTCCGTGTTTCCGCATACAGTCGCCGTGTAAGTCGCGAGCTCCCGCGCCTTGACGAAGACCTCGAGCCTGTTATCTCCGCGCTGGCTCACCGGGACGGACATTCGGGCCTCCTTGCGGTAGCGCCGTGCGATGGTTCGCACGGCGATTGTCTTCGA